CCATACCAGCCATCATTGCTGGTACTAAAGCAGCTTTACTACCTGGCGGAAAATCATTTAGTCAAGCGTTTGACGAGAGTTTCTATGGAACTGTTGATAGCAATAGTACCGCTGGAAAATTAGCAGATGTCGGCTTCAATGAAGCAAATGACAATTTACACAATATTAACGATAGGATTGCAGCTTTGAAGGATTCAATCAACGATGGTACAGGTGTAACAAACTGGAGCGTTGAAGATGAAAAACTTGAGTTGGTTGCATTAATGCAAGAGAAAGTCGGTGCTGAAAACAATCTGAACGAACAACGAGAACGGATTAAAGCAAAAGCTAAACTCACTGGAGCTGAAATGGAAGCTACGATCAAGGATACAGCTAACGCCAAAGCAGAAGCAGATGCAGCAATGAAGTCTGCTGGATTGAATGCGGTGTCTATGCAAGATCTATCACAGAACATAGCTAACTCAGGTAACACACAAATAGTCAATCAAACATCACACCCAGATCGTACTGTAATGAACTATGCGTACGGTATGTAAACAAAAAGAAGCGGTACCCTTCTCAAAAGGTACCGCTTCTTGCCTAGAAGATGATTCTTAGCTTATGAATTTGCTAGCTTTGCAAAATAACTTAGCGCATCTTCATCTTCTCCTGAACCACTAGTATCCAACGTTGGAGCTGGGGTTGCAGCCTGTGGTGGAATTGGTGCACTTGGAGCAGCAGGCTCTCGTGTAACACTCAACTCTTGAACCACTTCATTATGCAGTGTGTCAGCAATTTCTTCTTCACCAAGGACCATGTAAAGCTTCTTCTTAAGCTCACCATAGGTCTTATAGCTCTTATCCGGATCAATGAATTCTTTAATATCGATAAGCTTATTAAAGATAGACTCAAGCTTAGCTTCGTCACCACTGAATAGCTCTGTAGTAGCATCAAATTCAGACTTATCATAGTTACGATAACCTTCAACTTGACGAATCTTTAGCTTGAAGTTTGCTCCACCCCAGAAATCAAATGGATTGATCGGAGTTTCATCTTCAAACTGTGGTTGCATAACATCCATGATCTTATCCATGATCTTCTTACCATACTTATAAAGGAAAATCTTACCTTCATTTTGTGGGTTAGCTGAATCAGAGATAACCATGATATTAGACACGTGGTGTAGACGACGCTTGCGAGTACGAGCAGTTTCTTTATCGGATTCAATACCACTGTTCCATAGCTGAGTATTCATTTCAGATACGGGATCGTTTTGACCGATCGAAGTAAGCGACTTCTCGATGTACCACTTGCCGCTAGGACCCTTGAAACCGTGATCCCAATAGCGTACCCATGGAAGGTCTTCACTATCATTGGTTGGGAGGAATCGAATCACTGCATATCCGTTACCTGCTTTATCTACTGTTGGTGTCCAAAAACGATCATCACCATAAGAGGCTTTATCTTTAGTCGTGGCTGCTGCCTTGACTAGCTTTTGGATTGCTTGCGCGCGTTGTTGTTTCATCTGTTGGAATGACATATTATATTATTTGTATTATTTGTATTTGCGTTGTATTTGACTGACTTGTATATTATAATCCGGTTTGACTAAAAAGTAAACTCTCTAATCACTATTTCCTTCATTTTTTCAAGATTTATATCAGTCAAGCTGTATTTGTATTTGCTTGCCATCATTGCTCGATCGCGCTTAAAACATAGCGGATCTTGCAACTTAGGAATCAAATCAGTAATAAAGTTTACCATCTGATCTAGAATTGATACAGTTTCAATACTGATCTTATCTGAACAAAGGTAATCTATTATTAGATTGTTGCCATCCTCACATCTGCACAGTTTGTCAAAGGACTCTTCTGCATCAGTAAGGAGCTTAATATCACTCTTGAATCGGTAGGAAAGTGAATCTAAACGAGACTGTAACTCTTTAAGGTTATCGTCTGTCATTGATCCAACCCACTTGATATCTTTAAGGATATTAGCTGTATAGAATTTTTCTAAGGAATCGATGCCATATCGACGTCCTAGCTTTTCAAAAAAGTATTTATCTCGTCTCTTATCAAAAGATGCTCGATTTGCTCTTGTCTTGAATTGGTATTTATACGCGTTATACGACTCACTTTTGTAGTGCAGTAGTAACGCATTATAAATTGAGTATGATTCAAAGCCTGACATTAAAAGAGGGTTAACGTAGTATTCTTAATGATATTACGCTGCATCGCTTCAGCTTCAAGCTTGATCCTAAGTGGTCCGGTTACGATTCGAGCAATGTCTTCAGGGTCAATTGTAAGGCTTGTGCAGACTTCACAAATTGCTTCAGCGTAAGTCATTTTATCTTTATGGACCAATTGCTCAACTTGATTTCGTAGATCTTCGCGTGTAATAGTAGGGTTAATAATCATTTCTTTGCTCATAGTGTTCTTAGTAGGATTGTGTCTTTGTTCATTCGTCCATTCACTTTACCACGCTTAGTAGACAAGGCATCTACTGCTTTCATGAATTGCTTTTCGGTTTTATTAACTGCTATCGGTAATAGATCTTCAGGTTTTCGTAGTGTTAAGGAAAAGCTCTTTTCTTCATTCCAGCCTAATAAGCTAGTACCCTTGACCGTAAATGGTGAGTCTGAAATATAGACTTGAAGCTTACGATACTTAGTGTTAAAGGCAAGGAACACGCGAGCACCAGGTAAGCTTAATGGCGAGATAGATCGCACACCAAAATCATCATCAGATTCTTGGTATTGTAGCTTTTTGGTTTGCAGAGCTGCTGACTTTTCTTTCTTCTTACGGGGTGCTCTAGTCTTCTTATTAGCTGATGAATAACGATCTAGCTGATCAATCATGCCCTTAATAGCTTTAAGACGATTCTTAATTGCAGGCTTTGAGCAAAACGCCCACCCTTCGATATCAAACTCATTAGTCTTGTTCAGAGCTCCGTCAAGGCTTTCTTCGTACTTTCGAAGCCATGTGTAAACCTCTTGTAGACCCTTTAAAGGTATGCTATTAGCCTTCAATAGACTAATTAGGTTTAGCTCTTGAACTTTGGTCTGAGATTCGGTCCAGCCTTTGCTATCGATCATTAGCTCTAGCTCAGCAATAATCGAATTATTAACCTTATTAGACAGTCTTTCTAAAGGTGAAACTTGCTTTGTTACCCCATCATCTACAATGGCTTTCATCTTAATGCGATTAGATGCAGCCTTAATAGCACGATTAATTTCACTTTTTAAGACAACACTATCATCGTGTGCTTCTGTACATAAGATTCCAGGTCTAACTTCGCTATACGCTAACGAGCCTTCGTGAGTTGCAACCATGCCTAAATTCATAGCACGCGCGATCTTAAGAGAGGTAAAGCTAACTGCACGTTCACCCTCTTGTTTAACACTTTTGACTTGTGCTTTGGTGTATGAGTTGTTACCCATCCATGTAAGTAGATCATCAAACAAGTCTTTTGATGCGCAATAGTAGTTGTAGAAATTGAACATCCGTGAACGTTCTTTCATAAACTTTTCACCATCCCACGATGCACAGTTATCCCACTTAGGCTCTTCACCAGTGTATTTGTGGTCAATGGCAGCAACTCTTCCGTAACGATCGAATATTCTAGTTTTCATAATTGATGAAGCTCTCAGCTTTGTTATTGGTGAGGTACTCAAACTCCTCAGTGATGTCGTGATGGCTTGGAGCTGTTGGCTCCATTGGAACGAAGTTGCTTTCGGTTTTTGCTTTAGGTGGACGACCACGCTTTTTAGGTGTCTTAAGTGTCTTATCTTTCTTAGAAGATTTGACGATTTGCTCAATGAGGCTTAATCTTTTTTCGTTTGTCATAATATAAGTAGTTCTAATCAATTAAATGTAATGCAGCTTTTGCAAGCACTTTGGATGCTTCTGTTTTAGAAAGTTTGTAATCATATGCCAGATTATACACATAAGAGCACAAATCGAGTAGGTTAGAGAAGATTTGGAAACTCTCGTCAGATAGGTTTTCTATAGCAACTTCGGGCGTAGCGCTGTCGTTGTCAAAGGAAATTTTAAATAGTTCGGTCTTGAATGCGTTCATAATGTATCGGTTGTTAAATGTCTTGCTTAATCTTATATAAGTATTATACCACACTTTTCATGCTTTGTACACGCTTATTATCACCCGTCGTGATAATTAATTCGGCGAGGATCATAAAATCGACCTTCGGTATTGGCTTCACACAGTTCATCAAGTGACATCTCAACCACATTACTTGTAAAAGATGTGTTGACCAATGGTAACTGTTCGTGTGAGGCTTGATGCCCAGTATGGTTCTCGTATGTATTTTGCATAATAATGGTCTGCTCCGTTAGTAAAATTAGTCATCTTTGCAGTGTCCACAATCTTCATTGCTTCATTCCATCGTGGATGTTTCATTGCCTTAGCTACACCCTTACTGATGTCTTGATCATTCCAGCAAGAGAACTGCCACGCTTGAAGACATACAGCAGGCATAGTCATTTTACGCTTCATTGAGCGATTGTGAAGGACTTCATGTACTGCCTCCATAGCTCCGGTGTAGTACTCACCACCAGCTTCAAGGATAAGTGTAGACGCTACCACATCTCGTGGTGTATAAGCATCGCTTTCTGAGTGAAATGCACATGACACAACTGTCGCTGTCACAATCCCCGTTACAAAGTGTAACCAATCTCGTTTAGTAGTTTTCATATTGTAGTAGGTTGGTTACACTTTGTATACTGCGACATCTTTCGATGTCTTACTGATCAGGCGTTTCATGCCTAAAGATGTTTTAGCGTATCCGCCAAGATGTCCGAAATCTGTGTGGCTTACTACAACCACATCATGGCAAGGAGTTATGGTGACTCCGTTCTCTAATATTTGTGCTTTTATATCGCGCACAAACTCACATGCTTTAACGTATTTGTTCCATTTGCTCATGTTTTTCATAATGTATCGGTTGTTAAATGTCTTGCTTAATCTTATACAAGTATTATACCACGCTTTTCGCGCTTTGTACACAAGTTTATCTAAGTTTATCGGTAAACGGTTATGGTTTTCTGCACAACGCGTGTTTCTTGGTGACCGGGAATGGTATAAAGTACGTTACCATTTGTGTCAGTAACTACTTCATTAGGGATCCATACGCGTTCCTTAACTTCGATCACCTTGTCATAAGCTTGAACTTGTGGTGCTTGCTTTACGATAGCAACTGATCGCGAATTATTAGAGGAGTATGGAGAACAGTTCGAACTGCCATAGCTACGAGAACGCTTTGAATACCGTCCTTTCTCTCCGAAGATGATAGCACTTACACCACCGATAACAGCTCCAGTTTCAGCATCCCCGTCGCCCATGTTATTACCGATGGCTGCGCCTGCAGCTGCGCCAATAACACCATCGATGATCATATCGCGATAAGCATTTGCGCTAGTTAGTGTGAGCGTTG